CTACTGCAGTGCCTGATTGTGATGATCCTAAAAATGTTTTAAAGTCTTCATGCTTTCTTAGATCCTTTACAGCATCCTCTTCCTGCTTTGAAACTTTCTTTAGTGAGTAACCATCTGGAATTAATGCGTAAGGCATCAGACGATCCCTGTTTCTTTTCCTGTAAGATATACCAGGACCAGTCTAACAAGTAATTGTTCCACTGATCGTTTGTCATTAAACCAGGAGGGGAACTCGACATTGTAGATCGTAGTGCTCATTTAATACGCTTAGTAGCGCTTTGTAATGCTTTATGCATCTCTAGGAGTTTAGGCACTGACATAGGCACGCTACTATTGGCATGTCCCATCTTATCTAGTATCAAAGCATACGTTGCATTTGTTAATGTACGCATCTTTTGTCTTACGACAGTGATCTTAAGTTTCTTCTTAGGCATATACCCTCCCAACTAGTACTACTGTCATACTTTTTGTTACTCCTGTAGTGCCCCATTTAAATTCAAAGTCACTATAAGAAGGAATTAATATTTCTAATGGTTGATCATTAACTACATGCGGATCAGTGTCATAAACTCCCTTAAACACACTTTGACCATCTATTAGAACATCAATATACGTATCATTTCCGCCCTGGTAATCAGTTAACCAATTAATCTTAGCAACAATATAACTAGAACCCGTTGTAAACTTTAAGCAAGTAGTAGCGGCTGAACCGCTTGCGGCATCTGTAGTCTCTCCACTAAAACCGTATGCATGATCTCCAATATAGTTTAGACCAGAACCTGTACCGCTAGGGTTGCCCCCTGCTGTATTACCTGCACCACCGCCTCCGACTAGAGCCATTAAGGCTCCTAAGCGAACTGTGCGGTTACTACTATGTCTATTGCTGCTGCAGTTGTTACTGCTACGGCGAACTCACAAGAGTTACCTGGTTGTACTGCTAGATCCGTATCGTATGCGACAAAGTTCTGGTTAGATCCTGTGGATGTTCCCATTGTCATTTGTCCGCCACCTGCGAATACTGCATCTCCATCACGCATTGCGTTACCTGAGATTTTAACCAACGAACAAAATTCCTCGCCTGCTCCATCTGCCGCACATGCGATTGATAAAGATTTTAGGGCCGTGACATTTGTTGGTACCGTAAAGCTGCTTGAAACGCTAGCTCCTGCTAAGTTATCCAAAGATTGGAAACTAGTTGTTGCACTTAGACCACTTTCAGATCTACTAATTACTATTGCCATTGTTTTTCCTTAAGCCCTTAGTTTGAGCGGACCTATTGCTCCTAATATTTTTGAACCACCGAGACTTCCAACAACTAACTTAGCTGCAAGAGCTCCTGCTCCAATTCTAACCATCTGATCCTTATTGGATTTGAATGCATCGCCTAGCGTTTTTAATCCGCCTGCGATATCCCCTTTAATCATTGACTGTGCTGCTTTTCCTGCATTACTTGCATCCAGGAAAGCTAAACCTGCTCCAGTTTCAATTAAGTTAACTGAGAATGTTCTCTTAGACCTTCTACGAGGTGCTTTACGTCTTGCTACCATTTTTGTCCTTGTGGGGGCGATGCCTACGAGCGACCCCAGATACTCACCTATGAGTAGCTACTTAACTTTGACGCATCGCCTGCAGCAGTTTTTACAATGACTTAAACCGTGAATACATTTCCATCTAGTCATACTCTTCTCTCTGCTTAGCCTGGAAGTAACGCCTGGTATGATGGCAGTGCTGACAATCGTAAAACATTCCACAATGGCATTTGGTTCTGCCAACATTCCAATCACTGCAGATCGCTACAATAAATTCATTCCAGGTTAATGGAACTCTTCTCTTTGACATATGATTATGAATATTATCTTTGTACTTTTCTAGCATCTCCATTACATCAGGATGCAATTTGATTACTTTGCGTTTCATCTTTTTACCAATTTACTAATACACATACATTTTAGATATTTTGTATTAACTGTTTGACATTGTTTACAAATCACTTGATCACCTGGACTTCATGAATTGCGGCACACTTCGGATCTCGACATTGCGCATAACATGTCAAACCGATTTTTTTACAAACTGAACATTCGACTTCTCGTAGGTCTCGCATACCTCCCAAATTGGTGACCAGTTTATAACACTTGCCGCTAGACAGAGCTAAGGTACTTTTCCAAAACTATTATTATATTATATGACGGATTATTATTATTATTATTATTATTATTATAGACGATAAACCTTTTTTTGTTTGTTATTACAAACGTTTAGTCTAGCCTTTTCCTAGTATTTGACGCAGAAAGAAAGCCCCATAGGCTTGTCACCCACTACTTTAGCCCTAATTTACCGCTAGTCTTGGGCGTCTCTACCCCTACTTCGGGGCTGTTTTGCCCCGTTAAATGGGCTAAACCACCCCGTTTCATCATATATTCGGCCACAAAGCCTAGCATCGGATTATCTTTTGTTAATGCTTTGATTGTGGTCTGACCTGTGGCATCATCTAATTTCTTAGAAGCATTGCCAAGAGATCCAAAAAAAGAAGATTGAAACTCCTGCAGTTTATCATGCATTCGTTCTTCAATTTCGTCAACAATAACTTCTAGGGCATTCATTAATGTTTCATTTGAATCTTCAGACTCAACCCAAGTAGTCCATTTCTTCCTGGATAATTCTGCAATGTACTGTGACAAGAAAAAATAAAATATTGTCCAGGCAATCGCATAGGCTAACAGTGTGTAGGCATCAATTTCCATAATTATTTAAAATCCGGTACGCATATCCATTGATCGTCTTGTAAAATAGCTTTCTTTCCTAAACCACAATCAGGTCGTATGCCTGCTTTAGAAGAAGGATCTTGGGGAGCTCGCTTGGTGAGACCAGCTCCCTCGAAAAGTTTCAATAACGTAATCATTACACCTAAGTTCATGTCTTACCTCTTAGTGTACTAAACAACCCGCCTATATCTAAACCTGTTTGTCTCTCTATTTCTTCCTGGATAGGTACGGGAATTATAACACTTGTTAAGGTTTCTGGAATTCCACTAAAAGCTGCAGTATACAATCTTAGAAAACTAGGGCTACCTGGATCGTCTTGTTCTTCTTGTACTATTTGCGTAACTGTCTTTCCTTTAAACTCATCATCTGCAGCCAAAGCTTTCAAGAAATTTTTCAACATAGGAATTACAAAGATCAGTAAAGCAACACCTACAGCCAAACCACCTACTGCAGTGCCTGATTGTGATGATCCTAAAAATGTTTTAAAGTCTTCATGCTTTCTTAGATCCTTTACAGCATCCTCTTCCTGCTTTGAAACTTTCTTTAGTGAGTAACCATCTGGAATTAATGCGTAAGGCATCAGACGAT